TTTTTAGGTAAATTGGATGCGAGGAAAAAACAAGATGCCCCTAAATTTAGCATCTCCTGGTATTGTAGTAAGAGAAGTAGACTTAACTGTCGGTAGGGTTGATCCAACCTCCGGTGGCATTGGTGCAATTGTTGCACCTTTTGCACAAGGTCCTGTTGATCTCCCTACAGTAATCGGAAGCGAGAAAGACTTATTAGATGTCTTCGGAAAACCATACGGAACAGATAAGCACTATGAGCACTGGTTAGTTGCTTCTTCTTATCTGGCATATGGTGGATCACTTAGTGTTGTAAGAGCAGATGATACTGGTCTTACGAATGGTCGTGTAGGTATTGCTACAAGTATTAAAATTAAAAGTTTAGAGCACTACGAAGAATTAGGATACGACGAAAATCCAATTACTGATGTTGTAGTTGCTGCCAGAAATCCTGGTTCTTGGGCAAATGGTTTAAGAGTTGGAATTATTGATGCTAAGGCAGATCAAATTCTAGGTATCAATACAACTGATGCCTCTGTTGGATATGGAATCACTCAAGCAGTTCCCGCCAATACAATTATTGCCGGTTTAGGAACAACTTCTGTATTAGATGGATACTTTAAAGGTATTATTACTGAAGTTGGTAGTGGTAAAATTGGAGTTAAAATACTCAACCATATTTCTGCTGGAGGCACTGATACTCAAATCGAATATCAACCAGGTGGAAAGTATAAATTTTCTACTGGTAATATTGGTTTCAATAGCAGTGGTGGTGTGGTTGGAGTTGCAACTACGGTCACATCAACAACAGATTGGTTCGATCAACAGTCTCTTACCTTAACTTCTTCAACAACGGTTAAGTGGAATCAACTTGCAGATCGTCCAGGAACTTCTGAGTATGCAGCAGCAAGAGGATCTAGATTTGATGAAGTTCATGTTGTTGTAGTTGATGGTGATGGAGGTGTCACTGGAAACTCAGGAACAATTCTTGAGAAGCATCTATCACTATCGAAAGCAAAAGATGCTGAATATTCACTCGGTTCTCCTTCATACTGGAGAAAGTTCACTGCAAATAGTTCACAATATATCTTTGCCGGTTCAGCACCAGCAGGTATTGTAACCACTGGATTTAAGAGTGGATTTAACCTTGAGACTGATGTTGATTGGGATCAAAAAGCAGAAGGTATTACCTTTGCAGCAACTGGAAATTATAATTCAGGTTTTTCTACTGGAACTAATTACGATGGTAAGGTTGCAATCACATCAACTGGTGCGTTAAGTTCTGGTTTAGATGGATTAGTTGCCGGTTACGGATTATTTGAGAATACTGAAAAGTATAATGTAGATTTCATTCTTATGGGATCTGCTGGATATGCTAAGGAAGAAGCACAAGCACTTGCGAATAAGTGTATTGCAGTTGCCGAAGCAAGAAAGGATGCAATTGCATTCATCTCACCATATAGAGGTGCTGCAATTACTGACACCACTGATGATAGGGCAGTAAATATCAATCCAGATGAAACGACTACTGATAATGTAATCAGTTTCTATGCTCCTATCACTTCATCAACTTATGGAATCTTTGATAGTGGTTACAAGTATATGTTTGATAGGTTTGCAAATACCTTCAGATATGTTCCACTAAATGGAGATATTGCTGGACTTTGTGCCAGAAATGATGCAAACAATTTTCCATGGTTCTCACCAGCAGGAACAAATCGTGGTGGAATTCTAAATGCAGTTAAACTTGCATATACTCCTTCTAAAGCACAGAGAGATAGATTGTATTCTAATAGAGTCAATCCAGTAATCTTCTCACCTGGTGCCGGTATTGTTCTCTTTGGAGATAAGACTGGATTTGGTAAGTCATCAGCATTTGATCGCATTAACGTTCGTAGATTGTTTATCTATCTTGAAGATGCAATTTCTGCTGCTGCAAAAGATCAACTCTTCGAATTCAATGATGAAATCACAAGAACTAACTTTGTGAACATTGTCGAACCATTCCTTCGTGATGTTCAGGCAAAGAGAGGAATCTTTGAATTTGTAGTTATTTGTGATGAGACAAATAACACTGCTGCTATTATAGATAATAATGAGTTTGTAGCAGACATCTTTATCAAACCCGCAAGATCAATCAACTTCATCGGTCTTACGTTTGTTGCCACCAGAACTGGTGTTTCATTTGATGAAGTAATCGGTAACGTTTAATCTAGAGGTTTAAAGAAAAATGGCTCGTCAGCAAGTAAATACTTTACCACTAAGAACTATTAGTGATTTTAAAAGTAAATTAAAAGGTGGTGGTGCAAGACCCAATTTATTCGAAGTAGAATTGACCTTCCCTTCGGGTGTTAATGTTCAGGATGAAAATGAAATACTTGAAAATGCAAGATTCTTGGTAAAAGCAGCAGCGCTTCCATCATCAACGATTGCACCAATTGATGTTCCTTTCAGAGGAAGAATCTTAAAAATTGCAGGTGATAGAACATTTGAAACATGGACTATTACTGTAATGAATGATGTATCTTTCGGTATCAGATCTGCATTTGAAAAGTGGATGAACTTTATCAACAAACTTGATAACGGAACTGGTGAAACAGATCCCGCACTTTATCAAGTAGATGCTAAAGTAAATCAATTAGATCGTGATGGTGGAGTTCTTAGAAAGTATATCTTTAAGGATGTATTCCCAACTAACATCTCCACAATTGATTTAAGTTATGAGACAACTGACACTATTCAGGAGTTTACCGTAGAAATGCAAGTCCATTATTGGGAAGCATATAAAGGAAAAACATCAACATCAGGTGGTGAAGATATCTCCTAAATAATAAGATAGTAGTCTAAGTTAGTTTATAATATGGCAAAACTTTTTGGTTTTTCTATTGATGATACAGAAAAGAAATCCAAATCTGTAGTTTCCCCCGTCCCCGTGAATAACGAGGATGGGGTTGATAATTATATTTCAAGTGGATTTTATGGTTCATATGTAGATATTGAAGGTCAATATAGAACAGAATTCGATTTAATAAGAAGATATAGAGAGATGTCACTACATCCCGAAGCAGATAATGCTATCGAAGATGTTGTAAATGAAGCAATTGTGAGTGATCTTTATGATTCTCCAATTGAAATTGAATTGTCTAATCTAAACGCCACGGATAATTTAAAGAAAGCAATCAGGCAAGAATTTAAGTATATTAAAGAAATTTTAGACTTTGATAAGAAGTCTCATGAAATTTTTAGAAATTGGTATGTTGATGGAAGACTTTATTATCATAAAGTAATTGATCTTAAGAAACCTCAGGAAGGAATTAAAGAACTGAGGTATATTGACCCAATGAAGATGCGGTTTGTCCGACAAGAAAAGAAAAAAGATAAGAATGTTATTGGACCAAATATTGCTGGTCGTGATGAACAAAAAAATGGAATTGCTCCAGAAATCGAAGAGTATTTTGTATACACTCCTAAACCAAACTACCCAACTGGAAACTTAACTAGTGGTGGTGGAAATAAAGGAACTAAGATTGCAAAAGATGCAATCACATACTGCACTTCAGGTCTTGTAGATAGAAATAAAGGTTCTGTTCTCTCGTATCTTCACAAGGCGATTAAGGCACTCAATCAACTTAGAATGATTGAAGATTCTCTGGTTATTTACAGATTGTCAAGAGCACCAGAACGTAGAATTTTTTATATTGATGTTGGCAATCTTCCTAAAGTAAAGGCAGAACAATATCTTCGTGATGTTATGAATCGTTATCGTAACAAGCAAGTATATGATGCGAACACCGGAGAAATTCGTGATGATCGTAAATTTATGAGTATGATGGAAGACTTCTGGCTTCCTAGAAGAGAAGGTGGTAGGGGAACTGAAATCACAACTCTTCCTGGTGGTCAAAACTTAGGGGAACTTGCTGATATTGAGTATTTCCAAAAGAAACTTTATAGAGCACTTGGAGTTCCAGAATCAAGAATTGCTGCCGATGGTGGTTTTAATCTTGGTCGTTCTTCCGAAATCTTAAGAGACGAACTTAAGTTTGCTAAGTTTGTTGGTCGTCTGAGAAAGAGATTTGCTCAGATGTTCAATGATATGTTGAAGACTCAACTCATTCTTAAGAATATTGTTTCCGTAGAAGACTGGGATAGAATTAGTGATCATATTCAATATGATTTCTTATATGATAATCAGTTTGCGGAACTGAAAGAAACAGAAATGTTGAATGAGAGACTTGGTATTCTCGCAACTATTGAACCTTATATCGGTAAGTATTATTCCCAGAAGTGGGTTCGCAATAAAGTTCTTCGTCAGACTGATGGAGAAATGATTGAAATGGATGAACAGATTGAACAGGAAATCAAAGATGGTATTATTCCTGATCCGAGTGCAGTAGATCCAATAACTGGAGAACCATTACCACAAGAAGGTGAACAGGGAATGATGGGTGATGTTCCTATGGAACCCGAAATTGATGGTGGAATGACTGAGGTAGACGGCAAAGCTGCTGAGATATAAATATAAAATATAGATATATTAAACTTTCATGGAAGAAATTGTAAATTTAATTGGATCCGATTCATCGGCATCTGATATTAGTGACAGAATCAAAGATGTTTTGTATGCAAAAGCAGCAGGGCATATTGATAATGCTCGACCAGTAGTTGGAGCAT